GCTGTAGAAGTAACACCATCAAGAATATTAAGTTCAGCTGTTGTGCTAGTTACGCCATCAAGTATATTTAGTTCTGCTGTGCTTAAAGTAGCACCATCTAGGATATTTAATTCTGCTGCCGTGGAAGTAGTAGCTAGGCTAACTGCACCACTGGATACTGTAAAGTCATTAGAATCAAAAGAAGCTACACCTTTGTTTGATGTAGTTGCATCTTCAGCAGCAATGGTAACTGTGTTGCTTGTAGCGGACGTATCAATACCTTCACCACCAGCAATGGTTAGTGTCTCACTGTCTAAGTCAATAGCAATCGTACCGCTGTCTGAGGTAACGTCTAAGTCCTCTGCAGTAATCTGTGCATCTACGTAAGCTTTGATTGACTGCTGAGAAGCGATACCTGTGGCACTGTTGGAAGACATATCGTCTTCATCGAGAAACGCTTTACCGTCTAGGATGTTGAGTTCAGCAGTTGTAGACGTTACACCGTCCATGATATTGAGTTCTGCCGTAGTAGCAGTAACTCCATCTAAAATGTTTAGCTCTGCTGCAGTTGAAGTTACGCCGTCTAGGATATTTAACTCAGCAGCAGTGGCAGTCACGCCGTCCATAATGTTAAGTTCAGCTGCCGTAGCTGTGATAGCTGTACCATCTAAGTTGATAGCGTCAGTGTGCACTGTACCATCAAAGTAAGCATCTTTAAACTCAAGTGAGCTTGTACCTAGGTCTACATCATTATCTGTAACAGGTGCGATGACTCCATCAGCCATTGTGAACTGTGCTGTGCCAGCAGCAGTAAAAGCCAAAGTATCGGCTGCGCTAAAGAATAAACCACTGTTAGTATCACCAGTATTAGTAATAGAGGGATTCCCAGCAGAACCGTCAGGAAATGAAACAACTCCTGTGAATGTCGGGCTGGCGATGTCAGACTTCGTAGCAATCGCCGTAGATATGTTATCAAACTCTGTGTCAATTTCTGCTCCTCTAACTATCTTATTAGAGTCTCCAGAGACTAAAGAATCTTTAGCTGTAAAGTTAGTGGTTTTAGAATAGTTTGTCATATTAACTTACCTATTAAAGCTTCCGTCTTTAACTCCTGTATTGATAAAGACTTCCCATTTATTGTTGCGTCTATACCTATGGTAGCTACTTTACCTGTCCCTGTTGCTTTGATTTGTGCACTATCAATAATAATTGATGCACTGTATTCTGAGTCTGCTACGTTATATTCTGAAATGCCGTACTCCGCTATCTTAGCATCAGACAATGTTGCTGTCTGTTTTGTGTACGCTTCCTTATAATCATAGCCCCAGTTAACAACTACAGAAGTATTCTGGCCTCCGATTACCGTAAAATCTATTTCCTTCAACATCTTTAGTCTTGAAGCATCTCCGTAAGATAACGGATTTGTGTAGTACTTCATAACATAAGGCGTTGCGTCATCCAAAAAGTCGCTGTACTTACCTATGCCCTTTGCAGAACCAAAATGTAATGTACCGTCATCTATCCTGTCTGCACACAGTATCTTAGTGTTAGGCCATGTAGTTACCCTATGGCTACCGTCCTCCAGTGTACCTCTCATATCAAAACAATACACTTTAGACGTAGTAGGTAAGAACAAAAGATAGAAAGCCTCTTCTGGACTATACACTGATTTTATGTTAAGTGTTTCAGTGTTTACGTCAGTCATTAACTCGTCTCTGACGTTTTTAGATATGTCTCCTATCGGTGCTGACTTTTCCTGTATTGTTCTACCTAAGCTTCTAACTCCTGAGTCAGACAAAAAGATTACGTCTGTTCCTGTGTTCTGTACACTGTCTCTAGCTATGCAGCCTATGTTTGTTATGCTGTCTGCTAGGGTCATCGATGCTGGAGCACTCGCACCTGAGTACAGCAGTATCGACTTCTTGCCGAAAACAACTAAAAAATTATTGTGTGTAGCTAGTGCTACAATCTCGTCAAAACCTGTAGGCCATACAGTTTTAACGTCTAGGCTACCTGACGTGCCTGAGTTCCAATCAGTGCCGTCCAGTGTGTCAGAAAAGAACAGTGTATTTCTGTCTCCACTTACATCAGCAGCCCATATTCTACCAAACCCTGCTATAGCTTCATTAGCGTTTGGTGGTGTACCTGACGCTCCTGAGTGACTAGCTATAGTCTCTAACGTGCCTCCGTCCTGATATATTAACGGAGCATGGCCTGTCTGGAAAAAGTACATATGGTCATTAAAGTTGACCATCTTCCAGTTGTTTGCAGATATTGTGTAGCCACCCGGAGTTTCATCAGTTAGCGAGGTAGTACCACTAAATATCTTATTGTTACCAGCGGAGTATACTTTCTTACCGCCATCTAAAGCTATAAACTCTTTTATGCTTTCAGTGCCTATACTAGACCCTAAGGCTGTCAAAGAGCTAGTTACTTTGTTTATACCTTTTCTAGCACCAATCCTACCAAACTTATCTATTATAGCGTTTTCCGCTATGGATGCAAAGGACGGATCCTGATTGACAGGTGAGTCCTGAGTATTCAGTCCTCTGAAACCCGGAGCACCTATGTATATTACTTGTCGTTGCTGTGCCATTATACAGGCCTGTAAATATACTCTTCAGGATTCTTATATGCGTCATGTGCAATAGCATCCGACAAAGCAGTGTCAGCTAAAGCAAAGTAGTCCTGTGCTGTCGTACCTCCTGTTTCTCCACGTTCCCTAGCTAACAAAGCTACGGCTAAATGTACTATTGGTTTCTCAGGTATTACTATTGTATCTGAGTCAGCAGACAAGTCTCCCGGTCTAATCAGTACATCAAAGCGTAATGAGTAAGTAGCGTCAGGAGTAGGGTATAACTTTACTTTACTATTGTTAGACCCATCTACACCTGAGAATGTGTACTTTTCAGGAGACCCACTAACTGTGTCAGAGTTGTACTCTGCGTTAGCAAACCATGTAGGATTCTCGTACCGTAAGAAAAAATTAGAGGTGTCGTTAAGAACACTGTACAGTTTGATTCTGTCTCCACTTCCTGTAATCGTGTACTCGTTAGTACCACTGGAAGTAGATATTACCACGGTGCTGCGTAGCTCTGACCAATCATGTGAGTTTTCTACAGTAGTCTTTGCATCGTTTACAAAGTCTCCTACCATCTTTGAGTAAGCTGTGTTAGCTACCCCGGATACCTCGTCTTCCCTAAGTCTTCTTAGAGCACTGTTTACTAAAGTTAAATATGTTGTGCTCATGCTACGTTCCTAAATAATCCTTGTAAAAAGTTAGGAGTCTCTACTTGTGGCAGTGGGTCTAATAACTCTGGAGCTTGGTATGCAGGTTTGAACTCAAAGTTCTCAAATAGCGACTGTGTGACTCCTCCGGGCCTTAGTAAGCCTATCCCTAGGCCTAACCCTAACCCAGCACCTAAACCTGCTCCTGCACCTTCTCCTCGCCCCTGTCCTTGTCCTTCACCAAAGCCTTCGCCAAAGCCTTCTTCACGTCCTTGTGCAGTTGCTTGTTCTACTGCTTCCGCTGCCTCTGCTTCTTTTTCAGCTTGTGTTTCTTCAAACTCTTCTCGCTGCTCTGCTAGTTGAGAAGCTAAAATATTGTCTACTTGACCTTGAGTAAACATGTCTTCAAGAGGATCTTCTACAGGTGTCTCAACGCTTTCTACCTCTTGTCCAGTAGTTTCTAGTGTTGTTGGAAGATTTCCAGTAAGTATAGAAACAACATCTACAACAGGAGTTTCTTCTCCGTCCTCTAAAGGATCTGCTTCAGTTTCTCCTGTTTCTGTAATTACTTCAGTTACCACAGGGCCGTCTGATTGATAGTTTTCTAACTCAGCCTCCAGTGCTGCTGCTAGTTCATCATTGCCAGCTTCTTTCTCAGCTTCAATAGCCTCTTCAAGTTGTTGCGAAACTACGTCTGTAACTTGTGCTTCCTGTCCTTGTGTAGCTATATCAGCAGCAGTATTCGTAGTTACAGCTTCAGCAGCTTGTTCTGCTTCCTCTTCTGCCTCTTGCTCTGACTCAGTTACAGTTTCCTGTATAGGCTCTGATATTTGTAAAGTTATGTCTTCTTCTATCTCTTCATCTACTTCAGGTGCTGTAGCCTCAAGGTTTACCTCTTGTGTTTCTATGGTATCAGCCTGTGCTTCTTGTACAGAGGCCATAGAATCTCTTAGTATTTCGAGGTAGTCAGCAGCAGCTTTTTCTCCCATGATTCTGTCTCTAGAATCTTGTTCAGCTTGCCTTTGATCTGCTGCTTGTTTTAGCTTTACAGATTCATTGTATTCTTTTTCAGCATTAGACGCTGCTTTTCTAGCGTTATCACGCTCTGTTTGTGCAGCAGCTATAGCTTGTTTTAGCTGAGTAGCTTCTTTTTGTTTGTCTATTTCAGCTTGTTTTAGTTGCTTTTGTAAGGTTTTGTAAAATGGCATTTTAGTAGCCCTAAAACCGTACTGTCTTTTTTGATCGTCTATTCTTTTTTTGTAACTAGCTATAGTCTCGTCATAGCTTTCATTGCTTTCCTGAAGAGCTTCAGTAGCCGTAGTTACTTCATTGTCTGCATTTTGTAAAGCTTCTTCAGCAGTATTGAGAGTATTTAAGAAACCTTGAGTAGCGTCTACTGTTGTTGTGTCTTCCTCTTCTTCGTCTTCTTCCTCTGATAATGTTTTACCAGTTAGATAAGCTAAGTATGGATTAATTCCTTCTTCCGAAAGAACGTCTTCATCTTCTCCTTCAAATGATCCTAAAGAAACACCTACACTAGCTCCTCCAGCTTCAGCACCAACTAAACCTCCTAAAGCATCTCCTAATAGACCTCCTAATTTCTGTCCAACTACAGCAGCAGCAACAGTTTTTAACCCAGCAGCAAACTGAGATTCATTAAACTCTGCTATTTCATCAAACCTAGTGCCGTATAAACCTACTGCACCTTCTTGTATGTAATTACCCGGTTTTTGTTGTGGGTCATACTCACCTGTCCAATACATATCCGTAAAGGAGCTAGGCTGCCCCGGATCACCTATGTTAAGATAGTAGGTGTCTCCTTTGTCATCTTTGTAAAACCTAGGTATACCTTCATCTTCTAGGAACTGATTGATTACAGCGTTGTATGCTTTTAGTTCCTCAAAGTAATTAGTGTAGGCAGCTTCTACATCAGCACCTTCCATACCACTAGGATCAGTAGATCCTGCAGCAGTCATTCCTGACTCGTCTGCTCCATAGAAACGAGGCATATTCTTTACTAGCTCTCGTAGTCTAGCTAGCTGTGCTGTAGTTAGCTTAGGTGGACCACCTTCTTCCTGCTCAGTGTCGTCTTCAGAATCGTCAAGTATTCTTCCTCCAAAAAGACTTAAGGAAGCAGCGTCTTCAAAAGGATCACTGTAAGCAAAGGATGCGTAATGTCCCGGCACTACTTCTTACCCCATGTAGATAAAGTTTTGATGCCAAAGCTAGCTGATATTGCACCACCTAGGAATACTTTGTAGTAATCAGGCATGGTAGCCAGCACGTTGAAACCTTCCTGCACGTAAGGAACCATGCTAGGTATAAAAGCACAAATGAGTGGCAAGCTGAGTATAACAGCGAACCACTCATCTTTCCATGAGGACTGAGATCCTTGAGCTTGCATGGTTTCCCAATCAGCGTCAGTCTCTATACGCCTCATCTTTGACTCATGTACAGCCTTTTTCTCGTCAGCTTTATTTTGAAAATAAGATCCGACTAGGTTTGTTATTGGCCCTATCAAAGACTGTAGCATTCATCTCCTCTGTGTAAAAGCTTAGGGGCTACCCGAAAGTAACCCCATCAGCTTAGTTGGTATTAGCCAGCAGGAACAACCAGCGTTAGACCAGACTCAGGACGCAGTACAGCTTTGCCGTACAGCATATCTGAGGTAAACAAGTTAGCAAGGAACTCTTGCTTGTAAGTTGTTTGAGATCTAACACCCATTTGCTCTACTAGAACAATAGCATCTCTGTGTAGGAGCATAGCACCTAGAGAGTCTACTGAGCTAGCTGAGTTGTCTCCAGCAGCCTCAACAGTTGGGCAGTTGGTGCTGACAAAGACGTCAATACCGTATAACTGACCAATTTGACCACCGGGAACCTGACCGCTGTTAACGAAGTCTGAGCTTACGTATCGGTCAATCCCCATGATCGTGTTACGGACAATAGGCGGGACTACAAAGAAGCGATTGTCCATAGGCACGTCTTGGTCATCCAGCTTTTGAATGATGCCACGGAAACCAGCGTCAGTAAATACGTCAGCGGAAACTACCGTGTCAGCAGTATAAGTTGAAAGACCGTTTGAAGCGTCTACAAAGAAAGTACCTGCGTTGTTGAGGTAAGTCGTGCTAGTCGTACCTGAAGTTCCGAGACCCGGCCCTAAAGCTGATAGATCTGAGTCAACCTGAGTAGCCAAAGCGTACCCAGCATCTTCAGTGTAAAACTGACGCAACGAAGCCAAAGCCTGTACTTCAGTAATGTCTTCGATCAAACGAGAGTACTCGAAGTGTCGATTGACTGTTACCTGTACTTCACTTTCCGTTGCGTTTTGAACCGTAACGGCAGTGTTTTCAGATTTAGCATTCGCTGATCCACGAGTAGGCTTAGGAATGTGAAGCACATCACCTTTCTTGCCTTCCATGGACATTCTCTTAACGAGGTTAGCAAAAACCAAGTTCTTCTCATACGAAGCTATAATTTCATCAGACCAGATTTCTGGGATGAAAGTAGCTGCGCTAGTGTTGTCTACAAACCCGCCAGTGGCAGGATATGTTGAAGTAGCCATCTAATTTCCCCTTAATGGATAATTATTTGACCCTGTTCTCTGCATAAGCCCTGAGTATTTCATCAGAAAGCGAAGCATATCTATCAGGGTCAGTTTTCATAAGTTTAATAATGTCTGCCCTTCGGTAGATTTTCTTTGGAGACTTTTCAGTGCTACCACTTGCACCACCAGTGCTGGCTGCTTTAGCTGTTTGTTTCCTACTTTGTTTCTCAGCTTCAACAGTCTGCGTTACTATCTGTTGACGTTCCTTCCACAAAGTAAAAAGCTCATCAGCAGACTCATGGTCGTATTGTTGGTCAGCAGCTACAAACAACTTTGTCCTAACTGGAGAAGCCTGTATCCATTCTGCAAACTTACTGTCTTTCAGTATCGTTTCCATATCTGGATGCTTTGTCTTCAGTACATTTAGAGCCGTAGCTTGTTTGTACTGAGCACTCAGCGTTTCAGCTTCTTTGATCTTAGGATGATTTGCAATCCGTTGATCTATAGCTTTGTCCGGTTCCGTAAAGAAATCTACTTCTTCTTGGACTGTTTGTTCAGGTTCGTTTGGTGTGAGTTGTGTTTGGATGTAGTT